CGGACTTGGCGCTGGCCAAAGTAATCACCGGCACAGCATGGGCTACGGGATTTGGCGCGCTGGCGCAGAGCGGCATCGTGACCGGCGCGCCGCCTACCGACCCGGCGGAACGCGAGACGCTCTTGGCTACCGGATGGCAACCGTACTCGATCCGCACACCGGATGGAGGGTATGTCAGCTACCGAAACGCCGCGCCGTTTTCCATGTTTATCGGCATGGCCGCGACGCTCGGCCAGCCGATAGGGCAGCCGAAGACGGAAGCCGAGCGCGATGCGATGGCGCAAGAACTGTTCGTGTCCTTCCTGTCGCAGATGTACGACCAAGCGTTCATGCGCGGTGGGACCGACGCAGTCTCAACGCTTGATGACCCGACCGGAAACCGGCTTATGACTTGGGCCAAGCGGACTGCGGCGACCATAGTTGTACCGCCTATAGTCTCGCAGACGGCCAAGATGTTTAACCCGGAGATGCAAGCACCCGAGACGCTGGGCGAGCACATTGCCGCTCGGGTAGGGCTGGGCGGCGGGCGCCCCGCGCGCAACATCTTGGGGGAGACTACGTCGCCCGCCGGTGGTTTCGCCGCGCTGTCGCCGTTCACTATCAACGCAGCGCGGAACGATCCTATCGCCAACATGATCCTGGAAAGCGGCGCTAATATCCGCAAACCAAATCGGACGATCGACGACAAGCGTTTGCCAGCGGACGTTTACGATCAATACCAAGTCGAAACGGGCGTGCAAATCCGCAACAACATGGCTTGGTATATGGAGAACCCGCAGGTCTGGAACTCCATGTCAAAAGAAGAACGCGCCGACGAAACCAAGCGGCAAGTGGACCGCGCCAGAGAAACCGCGCGGCAGAACCTAGGACTTTCGCAGTAGCTCGGCCCGCTCGCGGGCGGCGCGGACCTTGCTGTATCTCATGTGCAGCCGGGTCAGGTGCGAGGCGCGCGGCTCGTCACGCCGCGCCTCGGCGGCGATCGCAGCCGCCAGCTCGGCCTCGCTCATCGACGGGAGGCGTTCGACCAGGTCAGTCCACTCGGTCACGCTGCAAGCTCCTCTGTAGCCAGTTGAGACAGCGACCGCTTGTCGTGCAGCGACTGCCAGATCCTCTCGTCGATCGTCTTCTCGGTCATCATGACGTAGCAATAGACCGGGTGCTTCTGTCCGCTGCGGTGTAGCCGCCCGACCGTCTGCTCGAACAACTCCAGCGACCACGGCAGCGACACGAACACGATGTGCGACCCGCCGTGCTGGAGGTTCAGGCCGTGGCCCGCTGACTTCGGGTGGACCAGCAGCATCTCGATCTTGCCTGCGTTCCACCGTGCGATCGCGTCCGCGTCGTCCAGCGTCACGGCGTGTGGGTAACGCCGCTTCAACTCGGCCAGTTCCTCGCGGTAGTTATAGACCACCAGGGTGTTGGCCCGCTGGTTCTCGGCCAGCAACTCCTCCAGCCGGTCGAACCGGTGCGACGAAAACCATGACGCGCCGGTCGCCGTGAGCGAGGGGTCTTTCGGGTGCGTATGCCAGTGTCCGCCTGCCGCGCTGCCCGACCCGCCAGTATAGGCCCACCCGCCGGCGAGCTGCTGGAGCTTGCTGGTCATGGCCGCTGCGGTCAGGGCCGTCACCGTCTCGGTGCCGACCTGCGCGACGTAGTCCCGCTTCATCTTGTCATACGCCTTCATGTCCATGGTCGACTTGACCTCGACGACGTTGAGCGGCGGCAGCTTGTCGGAATACTCGCCCGCGTCCAGCACGAACGTGGCGGGCTTGATCTTGGCCATGATGCCCGCCAAGGCGCTGGGCCGGGCGACCCACTGGCCGAACTCCCGGCTGATCGGGATGAACCAGGTCTGTAGGAACGCCCCCTTGGAGCGCCCGAGCAGGTCGACGTCGATCACCTTGCACTGGCCGAACACGTCCTCCAGACCGTTCGAGGTGAACGAGCCGGTCAGGCCCCACCGAAACTTCATGCCGTCCAGCTTCTTGAACAGATCCTTGAAGCGTGCGCCGGACGGGTTCTTGAGCCGCGTCAGTTCGTCAAACACCACCCCGTCGAAACCGTCGAGCGACGGCAGGGTCTGGATCGTGTCGTAGTTGGCGACGACCACGTCGGCCTTGCTGGCGAACGCCGCCGCCCGCTGCGCCGGCGTGCCGACAGCCACGGCCAGCGTCAGCCCCGGTGCCCACTTGGGAGCCTCGACGGGCCAGACGTCGGTGCAGACCCGCTTGGGGGCGAGCACGAGCCAACGGCGGGCGATGCCTTGGCGCACCATGTCCTGCATGGCAGACAGGGTGATCGCGGTCTTGCCGGCACCGACCGCAGCGAGGATCATCGCCCGGTCGGTGGCGAACAGGAAGTCGGCAGCCTGTTCTTGGTATGGTCTTAGCTGCATGACATCACGGCTTCGACGAAGGCTTGGGCTTGCGGCGCGACGATGGCGTTACCGTAACCGCGCAGTCGTCCCACGCGGGCGGTAGCCCCATGAGCCAGCGGGAATGTGCCGGGTTCAACTGGCCTCCACTTTCCATCCCGGCAGCCGAGCCAGTCAGCATCTCGCCAGAGACCGTTAGTCGAGCCGGGCCGTTCGCCAATGCTTGCGCTGACGTCGCCAAGTTCACAGAGGCGTTTGGTCTCGCCATGCGCCGACGACTGTAGCCCTGCGGATCGTCCGTCACCCGGCTGTTGTTGTGGTCTGCGACCGTTGGCGTCGGCCAGCCCGCTTGCATACTCGCCGTGTGCAACGCCATCCCGCCCTGTCGATTGGTCGAGTTGCCCGCGCCGTTCGTGTCCGTCACCTTGGGCGTCGGCCAGCCCGCCTGCCAGACCGCTCGGCCCAACAGCGCGTTCTCCGGCACGTTGTCGTTGCGCGAGCCGTCCTTCCAGTCGCGCGTCGTCGGCGTCGGCCAAGGCTGTCCAGTAGAGCCGCTGTCGGATGTGCGGCGCGCCGAAGCCCGCAGCGCAGGTATCGACCGCCCCGACGGCGTAGTCCGCTCCTTCCAGGTCAGCGTATACAAGGTCGAGCCAACCGAGGCCGTCCTTGCTTGCAACCTGCTCGCCAAGGACGACGTCAGGGCGGCACTCCGCGATGAGGCGGAAGAAGTCGGGCCAAAGGTGTCGCTCGTCGTCGAAGCCTCCACCCTTGCCGGCGGCGCTGAACGGCTGACATGGGCACGAACCGGACCAAACCGGACGCTCGTCACTCCACCCGGCGCTGCGCAGGGCGAGGCTCCAGACGCCGATCCCGGCGAAGAAGTGGCATTGGGTGTAACCACGAAGGTCATCGGCTTTCACGTCCTTGATGCTGCGCTCGTCGACATCGCCGGGTGCGATGTGTCCCGCCTTGATGAGTTCGCGCAGCCACGCCGCCGCGAATGGATCGAATTCATTGTAGTAGGCGCTCATAGCTGCCAACTGAACAGGCGCGGCGGCGAGGGCGGGGCCTTGGCCCGGAACTCCGGGGGCAGCGGGCGGCTGGCGACGCGCGGCTTGCGGCGCAGCATCCCCATCCGGTCCATCTTGCCGATGATGGCGTTGCGGCTCATGCCCATCGCCTTGGCGATCTCACCCGCCGTCATCCCTCGGTCGCGCATCTTCACGAGCATCCGCTCTTTGTATTCAGGCCAGTGATCCATTCGTCTATCTCCTCCCTTGATGACAGGCACACATAGTTCTGCCCCATCCGCCCCATCAGGGCGGCAAAGACGTGTTGCAACGGCGACAGCCGCCCGCCGGGGCGTTTCAGTTCCACGAACCAGACCGCGCCTCCGGGGAGGCACACGATCCGGTCGCTGACGCCACGGTGCGACGGGCTGACGAACTTGAAGGCGACACCGCCAGCCGCAGCCACCGCCTTCCTGAAATACGCCTCGACTGCTTTCTCCAACATCGCTCGAACATACACATCCGATTTCCGTTGACAACACTTTTCGGTGCGGCCAGAGTGGCGTCAACAAGGAGAGACAATCATGTTCAAACGAAAATACCCTGCCTTGCTGATGTCCCCCGAAGACGCCCCCTATCCTGACTACCGGCGCGTCGCCTACACGATAGAAGGTCCGATGCGGCGGCGTCTGGCGTGCGATAGTGGCGCTTCCGTTATGATCTTGCACGACGACGGCAGGGTCACGGGCAGTCCTCGGTTCGATCGGTGGGAGCAACTGTGATGGCCCACTCACTCATCGTCGGCGGCTCGACCGCCAAGCGCGTCATCAACTGCCCCGGTTCGGTGGCGCTGGTGGCCACCATGCCCCCGCAGGAAGGCTCCCGCTACGCCAACGAGGGCAGCCTGCTGCACGAGGCCATCGCCATCGTGATGGACACCGCCTGCGCACCAGAGGACATGGTCGGCTTCGAGGCCCACGGCCTGACGCTGACCGAGGAACTGCTGGAGCGCAAGCTCAAGCCCGCGCTGGCTCTGCTCAACGAGTATGACCCCAAGGCCGCGATGGAGTTCACCACCGAGGAGATGGTCAGCTTCGGCGACCTGATGCCCGGCGTGTTCGGCTCGTCCGACATCATCGGTCGGCTGGACGGACGGGCCGTGATCCTCGACTGGAAGTTCGGCGACGGCAAATATGGCATTGCGGTCGAGGCCGAGGAGAACATGCAGCTCATGTTCTACGCTGCGGCTGCCATGCGCACGCCGTCCTGTGCGTGGGCGTTCAAGGACGTGACCGAGGTCGAGTGCGTCATCATCCAGCCGCCGTATCTGCGGACGTGGACCACGACCGTCGAGCGCATCGCCGAGTTCGAGCGCCAACTGGTCCGCGCCGTCAACACCGCCGGGTTGCCGCGTGCGCCCCTGGCGGACGGCGACTGGTGCAAGTGGTGCACGGCCAAGCCGGTCTGCCCTATCAAGACCGGCCAACTCGACCGCATGAAGCTGGCGGCGATGCAGGCGATCGACGCCGACAAGCTGGCGTCCTACCTTGCCGTGGCGGACGACGTCGAAGATTTCATCAAGTCCTGCCGCGCCTTGGCGCACGAACTGCTGGAGAACGACGTGCCGGTGCCCGGCTACAAGCTGGTCGCCAAGCGCGCAACGAGACATTGGGCTGACCCGACGACGGCGCAGGACGCGCTGATCGGGCTTGGCCTGACCAAGACTGACGTGAC